TTATTTAAACCTACAAGAGAAGGAGGCCACGGCCTTGAGAACTGGGGCTATCGTATAGGGTTTAACAAAGGAACATATGGCGAACAGGAAGATGCTTGGGACTACTATCGCCCTGAGATGCTAGATTATTGTCGCAGAGATGTCGAGTTGAACTATAAAGTATATCAAGCTTTGAAGTTAGAAAGCAGAGGCTTCACCCCTACATCTGTTAAGATTGAACACGCTACAGCTAAGATTGTAGATCAACAAAGAACTAACGGGTTTGTACTTGATCAACGTAAAGCAATGCTTCTTGTTGCAATGTTCCAAGAAAAGTTAGATGAAGTTAAACAAGAGGTTCAAGAAAGATTTAAACCTACTGTTGTTACTCAGATACTAACCCCTAAGTTTACTGCTACCGGAGCGTTAGCTAAAACAGCAGTTGATCAACACGGAAAAGGTGTAAGACTTAATGATAGGGAATATGAAATACTTGCTTTAGATATTGAACGCAAACCTATTGCACGAAAAACATTTATTGAGTTTAACCTTGGATCACGCAAACAGATCGGAGAGTATCTTATTCGGTTCGGATGGAAGCCCAAGAACTATACTCCTACAGGACAGCCTATTGTTGATGAAGGTACTTTAAATAAAGTTAAGCATATTCCCGAAGCTGCCCTTATTGCTAACTATCTAATGCTTCAAAAGCGTTTAGCTCAAGTGAACAGTTGGCTTAAAGAGTTGAATGAAGATACAGGAAGAGTGCATGGCTATGTTAATCCTAATGGAGCAGTGACATCTAGAATGACACATTCCCACCCGAACATGGCTCAAATCCCCAGTAGCAACTCCCCTTATGGCAAAGAGTGTAGGTCGTGTTGGACTGTGCCAAAAGGATATAAACTTGTAGGCATTGATGCGTCTGGCTTAGAACTTAGGATGCTTGCACATTATTTAAATGACGAGGCTTATACAAATGAAATACTCAATGGAGACATCCACACAGCTAACCAAAAACTTGCAGGACTTGAATCTAGAAATCAGGCAAAAACTTTTATCTATGCACTCTTGTACGGAGCAGGAGATGCAAAGCTTGGCTCAGTGGCTGGAAGAGGTAGAGCAGCAGGTAAAGAACTTAGAAAGTCTTTCTTTGATAATCTCCCATCATTTAAAAATCTTTCAGGAAAAGTACAAAGAGAAGCTAAGTCAGGCAAAATAAAAGGTCTTGATGGCCGCAAGCTTTTAGTCCGGTCTGAACACGCAGCTTTAAATACTTTATTGCAGGGAGCAGGGGCGATTGTAATGAAACAAGCGTTGATTATTCTGGATACAAAAATACGACACTTAGATGCTAAGTTTGTCGCTAATGTACATGACGAATGGCAAATAGAATGTAACGAAACTGTAGCTGATACTGTAGGAAAACTAGGAGTAGAAGCTATTATTGAAGCAGGTGTAGAATTAAACCTTAACTGTCCACTAGACGGAGACTATCATGTTGGAAACAACTGGAGCGAAACACATTAATTTAAATGCTGTTGAACAGCGCATTGCTAAACACATGGCTAAGTCTAGATACGAAACATCTAGAGCAGCGGGTATTAAGAATAACCGGAAAGGCCCACAGTCTGATTTTGAAACTGACCTAGAAGGATTTGGTTCGGAGTTGGCCGCAGCAAAACTTTTAAATGTCTGGCCCGATTTAGATTTAGATGTTATCCCTGACCATGATCTTATGTTTAATGGTAAAACTATAGACGTTAAATCTACTAAGTATAAAACTGGAAGGCTGTGTGCAGGACTTCATAAAGTAAATAAGTCTTGCGATTACTATATGTTAATGGTAGGCTCTTTTCCTAGTTATACATTTGCAGGTCTTGCTTCTAAAGAAGAACTGTTAAATCAAAAAAACATTATTAATCTAGGTTGGGGCGAATTGTTTGCTTTAGATCAGTCAGCCCTTAAAACCTTAGAAGTTTTAAAGGAGTAAGGCATGAACGCAATCAATCCCAAGACAGGTAAAGAGTATTACTATAAAGATAACCCCCAAGCTGTTAAAGCTAGAGATCAAAAACGTATGTTTGTAGATAGTAAAGAAGTTAAAAAACTACACCCCTTATATAAAGCTGGTAGATATAAAGGATTTGAAGATGCAGCTTTTAAGTCTTTACCTAATTATACTGACAGCATCTCAGGTGAAATTTATATTATTACTAACCCTGCTTGGGAAGGTTGGGTTAAAGTAGGCATGGCAGTAGAAGCGTCTGATAGAGCTAAAAACTATCAGACCTCTTCCCCTTTTAGAGACTATGAACTTGCTTATGTTGTCTCTGCTCTTGATCGAAGAGCCGTTGAAACAGAAGCACACAAAAGACTTTCAGACTTATTTGAACAGCGTAATGAATGGTTTAAATGTAGCGTTGCTATTGCCACTAGAATTATAGATTCCGTTATTGGAGAACAAGATGAGTAAGCTATCAACAGTAGTGCCTGATATTTATAAGCACTTAGAAAATTTAAGTGCAGGAGAGCCTCTCCCTCTTACAGACGAAGACATAGATAAAACGGTAGAAGACATTAGAGCCGCCTTAAAGTCTTGGGCAACTCCTCGTAAACAAAACGAAGACTTTACTGTGCGTATGTCTAATGCAGGTAAGCCCCATCGTCAGTTGTGGTACGAGAAAAGAGATCCACAAGGACGCAGCGATATTGATGGGCCGACACAGATAAAGTTTCTTTATGGGCATTTGCTGGAAGAAGTTGTACTAATGTTGGTACGTATGGCTAAACACGAAGTTACCGATGAACAGAAAGAAGTGGTTGTCGAAGGTGTTGTAGGCCATATGGATTGTAAAATTAACGGGGAGGTTGTCGATGTTAAAACAGCATCACGGTTTGCATTCAATAAGTTTCGTGATGGGAGACTAGCACAGGACGATCCTTTTGGTTATCTTGGGCAGCTTTCAGGATATGAAGAAGCTGAAGGAACTACTGAAGGCGGGTTTTTAGTTTTGAATAAAGAAAGCGGTGAGCTATGTATGTATGTTCCCGATGATTTAGATAAGCCCAACATTAAGTTTAAAATTAACCAGCTAATCCCTTCTTTAGATCTTGACACGCCCCCCGACTATTGCTACGATCCAGTAGAAGATGGCAAGAAAGGAAACATGAAACTAGCCAAAGGCTGTAGCTGGTGTAAATATAAATATCAATGCCATGCTGATTCAAATGATGGTGAAGGATTACGGACATTTAAATATTCTAACGGCCTTTCATATTTGACTAAGGTTGTTGTTGAACCTAAAGTAGAGGAACTACTGTGAACAGTAAAAAAGCAAAAAGCATTCGCAAACAAACAGATGTTTTATTGGTAGAGTGGCTAAGATCTTTGTTAAATGAAGAAGAAGCAAACGCTGTCACACTTGATAACTACAAAGAATTAATGCCTGATCAAACACATATCTTTGTATCTAACAATATGCGGTTGAGTGCTTATCACCCTAAGTGGATGTCTAAAAAAATCAAACAGCTTATTAAAATTTTTCCAGAACTTGAAATTAAAGATATAACTTTGGAGATGGTACAATGGAAAATGGCAAAAAGTCAGGTATAGAAATTGAAAATGCAATTATTGCTGTAGGTAGTTTCCTATACAATACTGATAACTCTATCATGGATCTAGATAAAAACTTTTTAGAAGACCTTATGGATTTAATAGAGGCAGAACTAGAAAGAAGAGAGGCACAGTTACATTGAAAAATAAAAAAGGATTTAGAAAAGCAAGAGTCAAGCGGCCTGTTGAGAAAAATGTTATGACAGGATATGATTCTAACTGGGAGTATGAATTACATTCAGGTATCTTAGATGCTTGGAGTTTCCACTCTGATAAAATTGAGTATACTGTTCAACATAAATATGAACCAGACTTTGTTAAAGAAGTTGCGGGGAAGACAATCCTTCTAGAAGCTAAAGGACGTTTCTGGGACTATTCTGAATACAGTAAATACATTTGGATAAACAAAGTGTTACCCGAAGATACTGAACTTGTTTTTCTTTTTGCTAACTCTTCTGCTCCAATGCCTCAAGCCAAGCGTAGAAAAGACGGTACTAAAAGAAGTCATGGAGAATGGGCAACAGCAAACGGATTTACTTGGTACAGCGAAGATACTATACCAGATGGTTGGATTAATGTTGCTAAAAGAGAAACATTCAAATGAACGAGCAGAGTCGCAAAGATGAAAGAAGGTCTAGATTTGACAGAAAGAAGAAGTTTAAGAAAGTATCTTCTGCGACAGAGCTAAAAAAAACTAAACGTAAACATAATAAGGCACATGAAAATGAGCATAGATGATGCAACACCAGCAGATTGGGACAGGCTGCGCCACCAATCACCCGCTATTGAAAAGAAAGCCACAGGGTTAGATGTGTGGATGAGGGCAGCACACGATGAAGCCTCTGAGGCGTGGGAAGAGGATGTAGTTAACAAGCCTAGTCATTATAACACTGGCAACATAGAGTGTATTGATGCAATAGAGGAGTCCATGTCCAGTGTTGCATTTAAAGGCTACCTCAAGGGCAACTGTATGAAGTACCTTTGGAGGTACGACTATAAGGGCAAGCAGGTACAGGACTTGCAGAAGGCTGGCTGGTACTTAAACAAACTAACAGACATAGTAGCAGAGGAGAACAACTAATGGATCAGTATCAACAGTTTATACACAAGAGCAGGTACGCACGTTGGCTTCCAGACGAGAGCAGACGAGAGCGTTGGGATGAGACAGTCAACAGATATGTATCCTTTTGGAAAGATCGTGGACAGATAGATGATAAAACAGCACTCAAGCTTTTTAATTCTATTTATAATTTAGAAGTAATGCCATCTATGCGCTGTATGATGACAGCGGGCATAGCTTTAGATAAAGATAATGTAGCTGGATTTAATTGCAGTTACCTACACATTGATTCTCCCAGAAGTTTTGATGAATTAATGTATGTTCTTATGTGTGGTACAGGCGTAGGGTTTAGTGTTGAGCGTAACTTTATTTCTAAACTGCCTGAGATAGCAGAAACTTTCCATGAAACAGATAGTATTATTGTAGTTGCTGATAGTAAGATTGGATGGGCTTCAGCTTTCCGTGAACTTATTGCTATGCTTTATGCAGGTAAAATACCAAAGTGGGATGTAACTAAAGTAAGAGGTTCAGGTGAAAGACTAAAAACTTTTGGTGGTCGTGCTTCTGGCCCAGAACCCTTGATAGATTTATTTAACTTTTGTATTGAAGTATTTCAAAAAGCACATGGACGAAAGCTAACGTCTATTGAGTGTCACGATATTGTATGTAAAATTGCTGACATTGTAGTTGTTGGAGGAGTAAGACGTTCTGCATTGATTAGTCTTTCTAATCTCTCTGATCAACGCATGGCTAAAGCTAAGTCAGGAGACTGGTGGCGTACTGAAGGACACAGGGCTTTAGCAAACAACAGCGTAGCGTATACTGAGAAGCCAGACTTTGAAGCTTTTCTAAATGAGATGCAGACAATGTATGAGTCAAAAGCTGGTGAGCGTGGTATCTTTAGCCGTGTAGCCGCACAAAAGATTGCAGCGCGTAACGGTAGGCGTGACAGTGAACAGGACTTTGGCACT